TTCGGGGTCAACATTTCCATATCGGTTGCGACTATCTCGGTAACATACCGTTTGACGCCTTGCGCATCGTCATAACTCCGGGTTCTCAATTCGCCCTCAATATACAGTTTGTCGCCCTTTTTGACGTACTGATTAGCAACCTTTGCTAACCCATTTTGCAATACAATGTTGTGCCACTCGGTACGCTCCGGGATTTCCCGCCCGTCCTTTGTAACATAACCTCGTTTCGTGGTTGCCAACGAAAAGGTCGCAACACAACCGCCGTTGTCGAACTCCTTAAAATCCGGGGCTTTCCCGGTATGTCCTAATAAAGTAACTTTGTTTACACTCATAACTATTTGAATTTAACACCATCCAACAAATACAATTTCTTATTATCAGACCAACCCGCCGCCATGTTTAAGGCTTTCCGGTCGTCGTCATGCACAAACTCGCAATACCACGAATTGCCGCCAACGTTCGCTTTTTCTTTTAGTCGTACCAATTTACCAACAATGCACCGGGCAAACTTGGCGTATGCGCTCGTTTCTGATATATGGATAATACGACGTTCGGCGTTTATTTTTGGTAATTCTTCGATTTGCGGGCGTTTTTCCTCGGCGGGGTATCTTTGTACTCTCTGAAAGTCTTTTTTGATTGACGACCGGGAAATTGCCCCGTAATCGGGTTGCCTCTTTTTGGTTCTCATTTTTTATATCTCCATTTATAACCCTTATGCAAATTTCCTTTCCCTTTACATACCTTACAAATTGCCGTTGCCGAAAAATTGCCTTTTCGGGCGGCTTCTTGTATGCTAACAAATACATTTACAACAATACCGTTTTTTATTTGCTCAACCGCTTTTTCGTGGTGCGGTTTCGCTTTTTTCCCAATCCATTTAGATTTTGTTATTGGGTTATTCTGATTTTCTTTAACCGTAACCCAACGCAAATTATCTGCATGGTTATTGGCTCGGTCGCCGTCGATATGGTCAACACATGGTTTGTTTTGCGGGTTCGGAATGAAAGCCGCCGCAACTAATCTATGAACACGGAACATTTTCCCGGTTCCATTTTTCCATAAACTAATTATTTTATATCCTTTCAAATATCCGCCTTTCATTAGAAACGCATCCTTTTTTAAGGAACGAACATTGCCATAATTAGAAATTTGATAATGCCCTTTGTAACCCTCAATATCTTTCCAAATTTGCATACTCATTTTTCATTAATTCAATCATTCTCATATTGCCGGAATATATACGCATTTTCGTTTTATCCCCATTCTCCCAACATGAATGATGTTCAAAACATAGTATATTTATATTTCTTGCATCATGCGCCATTTCGGGAAACGCTCCACGGGTCAATATATGCGAACAATAAACGGCGGAATAATTCCGTAACGGCTTTAAACATTCCTCGCATCGGTGCGGCTTATGTTCCCAAACCCAACGGAAAAACCGTTCATTTGCCGCCATGATATTTGCACCACGCCCGAAAACACAATGTCCGAACAATTCCCGTTGGATTTCGACACGCAACCGAATATCCATTGTAAACCGCTTGTAATCCAATAGGGGGCAAAACCCCCTACCAATTACAAATTGGTATTCTTCCCGGTCTGTTAGCAATATCGGCTCCATACGTTACATATCCGCCGTTTCGTCCTCTGGGTCGTCCTCGTTAGCCGGGTCGCCGACCTCCGGGAACAATCCGTCCTCATTTTCCGGTTCTGCGACCATACCCGGTGCGGGTTCGCCGTCAGCCCCGAACAATTCCAATTGCGCCTTTTTGCCTTTGAACAAAAATGCGTAAACCTCGTTTTCAATGTCGCCAATAATTTCTTCCAATTCTTCCTCAAAACCGAACGTTTCGATATTGAATTTCAGACGGGGCGAATTTATCGCCGTCTTTTGGTTATTGGATACCGTGAACAACCCCGTAAGGACGCAACCGACGTTATCGTCTTGACCGGAAAGGGACACGCCCCGAACCTCAATGTTTTTCAACATTTCGTCCGCAAAGTTACGGGCGGCGTCTTTCTGCTTTTGGTTGGCTTTCATATCCGGCGTATCCATAAGGGACAAAAACGACGTGATATTGAAAATACGCCCCATAATTGGGCGCAACCTGTCAAAGCAATTGCGCAAATCCGGGTGTATGTCCTTTGCACTTTCGACGTGGTATTTGTTCGTGTAACTCTCATTACCAATTGTTTCGGTAACTTCATAATGTACGTCTAACCCGCCGTCCTTTAATGTCTTGACTTTCGACAATGCAAACGCCTTTTCGCTTGGTATCAACATAACGTTTGCGGCTTTTTTTTCTTCGCTCATTTTTTAATTATTTGATTGTTACCGGGAATCCGCCCGGAACGGTTTTATAACTTAAAATTCTGTTTCGTCCAATAATTCCCGTGTCTTACTATTCGACGGAACCGCCGGGCGTTCCGGTTCCGGGGTTGGTTCCGGGACGGGTTCCCCGGTTCCGATTGGTTCCGTTACCGGGTTGGGGTCGTGGAACTCAATATTGCGCCCGTCTTTGGGCTTTTCCGGCTCAAATTGGGCCTTGAGTTGTTCCGCCGGGTATTCCTTTTGCGCTAACTCAATAATCCCCAAATTAACCAATTCCGGGACGCAACGGCGCAACGCCCTTATGTCCTCTAATGCGTCATGCGCCGGGAATGTTTCGCCGGGGAATAACTTACTATATAATTCCTCTAATTTGGGATATTTTCCCGGTCGCCCGTTTGAATACAATGCGCCGACAAACTTAATTGTTTTCATCATTGTATCAATGCGTTTACCCTTATGTAATGCGTCCTCAACATGTGCGTCGTAATATTCCCGTCCACAATAGCGCAAAACGTTTGCTTTTAACATTGAACTATCAAAGTAAATGTTGTGCGCACATACAAGCGGGGCGGCGTTGGCATCCGCTAAAAATTCGTCCACAACCTCGGCAAACGGCACGCCCTCGGCAATTGCCCGTTCGGTTGTTATACCATGAATTGCGGTTGTTTCCGGGGGTATCTCGTAATTATCGGGTTTGATAATATAACTTTTTTCCTTATCGCCCAACGACCACGCCAATTGGTCGACGTGCGGGAATTGCTCAAAATCCGCATCCCATTTCAAACCCTTTGCCGGAACCCCGGTTGTTTCACAATCAAAGAAACAAACATCTTTCAAATCAAATTTTTGCATAACCTTAAATATTAAATCGTTAATTACTGTTTTCGCTCTCATTGCGGTATTTATCCCGCTTTTTTTCCAATTCCAAAACGTCCCGGTTTTCGTCTATATACTTTTGGACGTCCCGGTTACAAAACGGTTTTCCATCCAACCAAAGCAAATGCCAATACGGTACATTTTCCATCGGTTGCCCCTTAAATTTACCTTGCGGCATCGGGGTTTTATCTGTTAATTCCATTATCAAAATTTAATTGTTCCTCCTCTGAATATCGGGGCAATTGTTCAACATAATTTGCTTTTGTTCTCCAAACCATCCGGCAACGCAAACAAGTTATTGCGCTGTAATCGCTTCGTTGATACCGCCAACCATTAAACGCCGAATGATTGCATTTGTATTGCAATATGCGCCATTTACGTTGGTTGGCGGGTTTCTTTCTTTCGATACATTTGCAAGCGGGCATATTATAGGGTTTTAGGGTCGTCAATAAATGTATTGTATTCCTCGGCGGCTATCTGTTTGAGCGTTTCGATATGTTCGATTAACTCGGCGTTCGACAAATCCGCCACGGTGCGCAAATCGTGGGAATATACCCCCGTTTCCTCGTTGACCCGTTCAACGTACATAATAGGGGAAAATTCCCTCAAACGTCGTTCGGTTTGTTCCTCTGTAAGACGTTCGCCCGCCTCCCAAATTGCGTGCTTAAACGTCGGTACAACATAGTTGAAATAATACCCTTTCAAAGCCTCGGACGAACCGGGGGACGCTACAATAAACCGGGCAATAATGCGGGAACCTTTCCAACCCTTGAAAAACTCGTTTAATTCCCCCATGTACATTGCCAACCCGCCGTTATTGTTTATTGTCCCCGTTGCTGTTATTTCTCGCTTTTTCATCGGCTATTAATTTTTTCATTGTCTTATTAAACGCTGTCATTCCGATTGTATGGATAACGTCCCGTTCCGCCCGTGATAACTTCGTTTCCCGCTTATCCAATACTTTTACAAATACAACAACAAATTCGCCCGGCTCCAACAATCCGGCATTGTCCAACCCGTCGATTGGGTGCGCTTTCAAACGCTCGGTTGCTTTCAATGCTTTGCGGGCTTTTTCCCGACTTTCCCATATTTCCCGAACCTCGGCGGCGGCGTTGTCATAAAACAACCGCATTTTCAGAACGTCGGCAATTGACAAATCAGCCACGGCGGTTGGTTGCTCTTTTTCCGGCTCCGGTTCCGTCGTAACGGGTGCAACCTTACCGTTATTCACTCCATAACCGAACAACGCAAAATCCCCCTTTGTTGGGTCGTCCGGGAATATCTCGGCGAAACGGTCGGTTATCTCAATGGCTGTTTGCAAATCCGGCGTCCGACGTTTTATAAGCCCCAACCGCAATGCCTGTTTATGTACGTGGGTATCTAATGGAATGATTAAATTACGGGGGTCGCAAATCGTCCACAATCCAAAGTCAACCGGGGAACCGTGGCGGCACATCCAACGCAAAAACATACATAAGCGTTTGCAACCGCTTTTCGTTTCCATATCCGGCACGCCCTTAACATCGCCGAAAAGACGTTGCAATTGTTCCAACGGACGCCCGCCCGGTTGCGCTTGCAATGCCTTTTCCATGTTCTCAAACTTACTATATACGTCAAACAAGCGGGCGCAAAGGTCGTGGAAATCGGCATATGTAAACGTTCTATAAAAATTCTCTTTACTGCCTTTGTATTGCTTCCATTCCGGGGCGGCTTCCTGCGTATCGGTTCCAACAATGTAATGATACGGCGCACCCTTGAAAATTTCCCGGTCGATAAAATCCGCCTTTTGGATTATCTGTTTGCGGGAACCCCACGCAATCCACGCCGTAACAAATGCGCTAATCTCAATATTTACCCGACTATCGTAACGGTGCGGGATTTGCACCGGGTCGGATTGGATAAACTCGGCGGTTTCGTATTGTTCCGCCCAACGTTTCAAATTTTCGTTCAATGTATATTCCATTGTTTTTGCTATTAAGGGGGGGGAACGGGAACCCGTCCCCCCCGGTCAATTACTCTGTTTCGCTGTATTCCTCAATAATTAAATCGTCCTGTCCTCGCTTGACTTCCTCAATAAATCCTTGATACCCTTCTTTCCGGGCTAATTCGATAAGGGATTGAATACGTTTTGCGCCCAAACTCTCGCCCCTCGCAATGCGGAATACCTTAACGGTCGGATTGCTTGCGATAATCAATTTTGCGGCAACCTCCATTATTTGACTATCCGATACTTTCCCGGCGACGAACGGCACGCCGTTTAACTCCAACCCGTCGTCCGTGAACGTCAACCCGGCAATCGGCAATTCCGATTTCGCAATAAGGGTTTCCCGCTCTTTGAGCAAATCCGACAACTTTTTTTCGTGGGTTTGGGCGACCTTTTCGGCGGCGTCCTTTTGCTTTTTCTTCGTCAGATAGTCCATAACCAACGCATTTATTTTGTTGTGTTCCTCGGCTTGTTTGAGGCGTTCGGCTGTATCCAAATTCTCCGGGTTGTTTTCCTCGTACTTTGCCAACCATGCGGCGGCGTTGTTCTTACGGGTTTCGTAATCGGCTTTTTCCGTTTGGATTTGCGACAATGTTTCGTTGTATTTGTCGGCGGCGGCTTTCGCATCCGCTTTGCTCTTTTTCTTTGCCGCTTCCAATGCCTTTTTTGCCTCGGCAACAATCCGGTCGTATTCGGCTTGGGCTTCCGCCTCATACTTTATTGCGGCTTCAATCTCTGTATTCTTTGTTTCCTCGGCGGCTTTGATACGACCGGGGATTGCCTCCAATTGTTCCGTCCGGGTTTGCAATGCGGTACGCACGGTTTTCGCTTTCTCAATCAACCGGGCGTTCTCGTTTTGTTCCTCCATTAAATCGGCAATGTCGATTTTCTCGGCATACGTTTTGACGTCGCCCGGTTTCAACTGCCTTTCGGCGTTGGCGCAAATGGTCGTGTACGTCTTGACCTCGGCGTTGGCGTCCTTTCTTTTCTCGGCAATACGTTTTTGCACATTCTCCGGCAACAATGCCCGGACGTATTGCACTTGCTTTCGGCGACCCTCGGCGGTTTCAGACCACCGGGAAAACTCCACGGCGTCAAAATCCGTATATCCGAAAACCTTTTGCAACATACTTACGTTATCCGACCGCATCCCGGTTGTTTTCTGTTTGATTGATAACGTACCACGGGGGTTGGCTTTGGTAAACCGCAATTCAACGTCGTATTCTTCGCCGTCGTCGCCGACAACCATTTTGGCAAACCCTTTGTCCTCGCCATTGCGCAACACGGCGTCCCGGTTCCCGGTCAATAACGCCCCGATTGCCTTTAATAGCGTGGATTTTCCCAACTCATTGTCCCCGGTAATGAAATACACATTACCCTCAAAATCTGCGTTGAACTCCTTAATTACTTGGAAATTCAACAACTCTAATTTTTTGATAATCATTTTATCGCTCTTTTTATGCCGGGGTTGCCCCCGGCGGTTACTACTTATTTTGTAAATCTAACATTCGTTTATGTACCAACGTCAAAACGCCGTTTATTGCGTCCCGGTTGGCTTCAACCTCCGACCGGGTGCAATCGGCAATAAAGTTTTCCAAACGCTTATACAGGTCGTCCAACTCTTTTGCCGTCATTGCATGGCGAACGGCTCCCAATTCGTCCTTATCCATTTTTGCAAACTCGTTTAAGGGTTTCCAAATCGCAACGTTTGGGGTCGTCGGCGTTCTTTGTCGCATCAATTAACGGCATATCATTTGTTTTTGCCGTCCAACTTTTACCCGTAACGGGCGACGTGTAAGTTACTTTGTAATGTCCGTACCCGGCAAATTCAAACCGGAAATCGCTGATTGTTGTTTTTGCTCTCATTGCTTTTATCTTTTAGCGTTACCGGGAAAACGCCCGGTCGTTGTTATTTCATGCCACAAAAATACGGTAAATATTTTAATTACCAAAACTTTTATCTTTTATTTTGTATTTGCGGCAAAAAAAATATTCCCGATACGGCGTAATGTCGTACCGGGAACAATCAAAACAATTTCATTTGTGTATCTGTCAGAACCGCAACCACGGCGTCAACCTCCTTTTCCCAACGCTCCAACGTCGCCAACTTTTCCGGGGTTGGGTTCCGTTGGCAACGTCGTTGGTTGTGCCGCATCTGCTTTACCATTTCCGCCAACTCTTTTGCCGTTATTTTTTCGGGATTTTCGATTTGCGGGGCTTTGTAGTCGTCTGCCATACTTTTCCCATTCAAACAAAATAATCGAAATACGGGGATTAAAACAAACGGTCGTGCATCGGGGCGGGCAAATTCTCCAAAACCCAACGGGGGTTTTTGTGCAAAATGTACCGTCCAAAATGCAAAATCATAAGCGCATCGGCGTTCCATAACGTCGCCTTAACGTCCGGGTAATAATCGGCGGCGGCTCGTTGGTATCGCTTTTTACGTTCCGGTTTTTCCTCTCCCTTAACACGCAATTTCAATTCGTTTTGCCACTTTTGGGGGTGTACCAAAACAAACGGTACGTCGCACATGGCAATTATCGTTTTCAGTTTCTCGAACTCGGATAACAGTTTTTGAACCCGGAACGCCTTACCGGGGTTGTCGGTTATATCATCCGGGCGCAATTGCACCTTTTCGACAAATACCAACGGTCGGCAAATACTTTTCATGTACTCAAACCATTTTTTTAACTCCATAAGGTCGCCCGGCATTTTAATAACCTCGGTTTTGTGGTTCGGACGCCAAACAGCAATCCCCCCGGTTTTTCCGGGGTCAATGCCAATAATACAATCAATCGTTATTTTGTTCATTTCCAAAAATCTAAATAGTTATCAATCTGCAATTCGTCCGCAATCATACGGTCGAACGTGCGTTTTATCTCTTTGTTCCTCGCAATCTCATACGCCGTAAAATCCAATTCCGGGGCGTCGGTTCCCTTTCGTTGGACGTGGAACGCTTCGTATTTGTTGACGAACCCACGGGCGACACGTTGCATATATCGGGCAAATGCTTGTTTGCGGTCGTCCTCGGTTCCGGCAACCTCGTTTGCTAACCCATGTTTCCGCAACCAATCATATATAAACATTCCGTCAGCAATACCCAATTCAAAACGCCCGGTATATTTGTACCGCAAAAATACATCCCTATATCGGGCGACCGCTTCGTTATGGTAATACCTTTTTTGTTCCGGGGTCAACTCCCTTTTCGGTTCCGGCACAGCCTTATACGCTTTATTGATAACCCCGTTTTGCTTTCGCCTGTATGCGTTCAATATCTTTGCGAAATAATCGGCGTTGAATTGTTGGTAATGCTTTTTGTCCGGGTTGCCTTGACCGTCTTTTGGCAAATAGTCGTCCAATTCTCCGGTCGTCGCCAATTCAAATGCCAACTTTATATCCGCCAACGTCATTTGCGAATAGTATTTTTTGAGTATATCCAACAACCGGGTACAAATGTACGCCCAATCTTCCGAATTGGTCGGGATTATATACCCGACGTCCATTGCAATAAACCGGAACATTTGCCCGGTTTTCGCAACCAACGTGCCGTCGTCAATATCGGCAATTTGCGTTTTCGTTGAGGCGGCAAAAATGTACTTTTCGACCCCGGATAACGATTTGGCAACCTCCGGTAATTGCACCATTTGTCGGCGTATGTCGATTGCTTTTGTACCGGGCGTTGGGTTGTATATCGCCAACGCCACGGATTGCGTATTTACTTTTTCCGGCAAACTTTCCATATCAATAATTGTCATTAAGGAAATCCATTGCGCCGCCAACGTCTAATCGTTTTTGCGGTGCTTGGTATTCCGGTTTCAAATGCAATTTCTTTTTCTCCACATCGCCACGAATAAAGTTGCGTACCGTGGCAATCCAACCCGTCCGGGTTCGCTTAACGCCCTGTTTGGTTTCCGACCAATCGGCGACCGTATGGAAATAATAAACCAAATCGACCTTTTCAAATTCCGGCGTTGCAAACAGTTTTTCAAACTCGGAATAATCATTTACGCCGTCCGCCCCGAACTTAACCAATTTGTAAACATCGGAATTGCGAAATATGGACGTTCTTTTTTTATCGTTCTGAACCTCCAATTGTTCGTCCGGGAACAAATCCCCGGCAACTCCGTTGGCGGGTTTATCCTTATCAATACCAAAAGAATTAATTTCAGTATTTAATATAGGGTTGGATTTTCCAACCGGGGTGGTTGGATTTTCCAACCGGGGGGGTGGTTGGATTTTCCAACCGGGGTGGTTGGATTTTCCAACCGGGGGGGTTGGATTTTCCAACCACTCCAAAGCCGCCCAATAATTCGTCGTGTACTCACAATAACGAACCTTATTTTTTTCGTACTCAAATTTGTTAATATACTGTTTTTCAACCAACGATTTGAGCAACTTTATAACGGTTGTTTTATCTAATCCCGTCCACTCAATAAGGTATCGCAACGACCCCTTAAAACGGCTTTCCCCGTCTTGACTAAACCCGTGTATCAAAGCGAAAACCAACAATTCGTTACCTTTCAACTTTAACCGGGTAATCATTGGGGCTAAAATGGTTATATAATTACTATCTCTAATTGTCATGTTGCAAAAATTTAATATCCGTGTCAAATTTCCGTGCCATTGTCGCCGCCCTCCAATTGTTTAACAGGTTCCCACGCTTTGCGCACTCTTAAAACATTGTCCGGGCTTTCGTTCGGAACCAATGAAACAACAGGGAACCGGGATTTGTCGCCGGGCTTTTGGGTCGTGGCAAATTGTACGTTCAAATCAAATATAATTCCCTTACAAAATCCCCGTTCCGCCAACATCCCGTCGAACGTTTCCCGAATCTGCGGGATTGTGGACGCCGTACCCTTTGTTGAAAACTGCCATACCCCGGCAACCCCACGTACCAACGGTACAATAAAATTCAACGTCAACGTAATTTCCCAACCGTCGTGTCCGTCCTGTTTGCTTTTCCGATTGGGGTAACGCTTGGTAATTGCCAACATCAAATTCGGGTATTCCTCCGTTGTCAATGTTTCGTACTTTTTGCCGTCCCAAACTTGGAACGTTTCGCCGTCGCCCGCCGCAATCAATCGTCCGTCGTCGTCCCGGTACTCGTACCGCTCGTTGCATACTTTCGCCGGGTCGTCATCCAGGAAAACGATTTGGATTGTTTGGGGCTTTTCGCCGTATGCCTGTGTAAATAACCCGGCATACTTTCCCGTTGGTATGAAATAATCCACGCTTTGCGGGTATCCGTTGGCGTTTTTCATTCCGATTTTTATTTGTCCGACACGGGGTAAAATCAAACGGGATTTTTCCGCCTCCGGTCTAACAATCCTACCTTTTATATTTCCATTCATAACCTTTATGTTTTTTGCGTAATCCTTTGCAACATCTTACTATTAGCGAATTATTAAAACCGTCCCTTTCTGCCAAATTTATAGATTGGTATTCTTTAATAACAACGCCATTTTTAAGCATTAAAACCGCTTTTGATAAGTGGTTATTGGCTCCAAATTTACCCGTCATTGGCTTACTTGCGCTTTTAGATTGCCGTTGTTTTGTAATCGGATTATTGTTATTTTCCGAATGTGTAACCCAACGCAAATTATCCACATGGTTATTAAACGGGTTCCCGTCGATATGGTCGATACATGGTTTATTTCGTGGATTATCAATATATGTTTCGGCAACTAATCTATGAACATAGATAGTACATTTTATACCAAAATTATAAAGACAAACACACAAATAACCCTTACGCAAAAACGGCTTTAATTCTTTCCCCGTTATTTTAGAGAAAACAACGCCGTTTTTGTTTATCAAATAGCAATCAAATCTTTTTATCGTTTTCATATTTCGGGGTCGTCGTTCAACAATCTTTTCTTATTCTCGTTTTTGGGCTTTTTTGGCGTATTTGCGGGCTTTTGTTCCTTTTCCGGTGCAACCGTCCGTTTTGCCGTCTTTCGTCCCGTGGCGGGCTTCTTTTCCGCCTCCTTTGCCGTTTTCCCGGTGCGTTTCACAATCTTTGTTTTCTTAATCTCCGGTTCCGGCTGTTGTTCGGGTTCCGGCTGTTGTTCCGGGGCGTTTTCTATTTCATACGCTTTCATTCTCAATTCAAACGCTTGCAATTCTTTTCCCTGCAATTTTTCCGCTTCTGAAAATACGTTTATATCCTCCCACGTTTGCGACTCTGAAAAACTTTGATATGCCCCGGTAACTTTTACATAACCGTCAGAACATTTGTAAATATTGGTTGCTATGCTGTACCATCTGTGTTGGTCTAAATTCAAACCCTTTTCAACCAATTCAACGCCGTTTACTTTTGCAATATCTGTTACTTCCCACAAAGAATATGGGGCAGCATCGTTTATTGTAACCTCAAATTCTGAACACGCCATTTGCTTTTTTTGTTCCGGTTCCGGTTTCAAATCCCCAACGGTAACGGCTTTTTCGGGTTCCGGCTTTTTCTTTTCCGCCGGGGCTTTCGTCTTAATCAATTCCGCCAAAGACAACGATATTACATTTTGGGACAAATCCGGGTTATCGTCCAAAACAACCATACCATTAACCGCCGTAAACGTATTATCCCGCTTTTCGTCCTCAATGGCGGCAATCTCCAACAGATAGGGGATTTTGCGTATATTGGGGCTTTCGGTTTGCTCTTTCAGATTGTACGACGGACGTTTGCGCCAATCTTTCGGGCTGAAATTGAAAATACGGGTAACGGGGAATTGTTCAAAATTGACGTTCCACATATCCCGGTACATCCCTAATTGTATCTCGCTTTCCTCGTAAAATCCTTTGCGTCCGCTCTTAAAATCGACGATTGCGTTAATACGTTCGTCGCCGCCTATCTTTGCCAACATGGTACACGGGCAATCAATCATTCCGGCATACTTGTAATATGGATGCACTAACGCAATTTCAACCGCCAACGGGCGAACGTCGTAATCTAATACGAATTGAGCAAACGCCAATACGTCCTTTTTCAAATCGTCGGCGTAATAAATAAAGTCGTCCGGCAATCGGTAAACCTCTATATATTCCTTTAGTTTGCCTTTTAACCCGTCCAAATCATAAGCCCGGTTAATTAATAATTCCTCAAATGCGGCGTGCATAAACGTACCATACGCCGCCCGTTCGCCTTTGTATCGTTCCGCTTCCTCAATGCCTTTGTTGGCAATCCATTGTATTAAGTGCGGGGCTTTGGGTAACGTTTGGGACAATATCGTTGTAACCGACGGGAAAAACTCCGGGTTCCCGTTGTCGTCATATCGGTAATAATAGCGGTGTCCCTTACTATTCAATTGCCAAACCTTATACGGGGGTTCAATCAACGTTTTTTCATCAAAAAACATTGCCGTCATTTCCTCAACCGTCATGCCCGGCAATATCTCAAATATTCCGGTTGGTTGCTCAACCTCGACCGCTTCAAACGGTGGGATTATTTGTTGTTGTTCCTCGGTAATTTCCGGGAATTGGTCGGCGGGAACGGCTCCCAAACTTTCAACCGTCTTTTGTACCGGGTTTTCCGGTTTCTTTTTGTTCGCTCTCATTTTCTACTCTTTTTTAATTCTGAAAATCCACATAATACCATTGCGGCACACAGACCCGCAAACATCAATTGCCACGGGTTCCAAAATGCGCCAATCAGACAAACAACGCCCAACGTCCCAAATGTCGCAATAATCGCTTTCGCTTGGAACCTATCGGAAAACATAACGTCCGCCATGCGTTCAAACCATTGTAACCCGTTATTCTTCATAACCAAACAAATAATTAGGGGTACAATTACACATTTCGCAAATGATAACGACCCATTCCGGGCGTATCTGTTTAGTCGTTCCGTTACATAAGTTAGTCATATTAACTTGTTGTGCGCTTTCGGTGCGTCCCTCCCATAACCGGGCGGCAACCTCTTTTTTATAAACTTTAATTCCGGCGGTTTGCGCCCGTGCGATTGCCTCGTTTACTCTTAATTTCGTCATTTCTGCCATTTCTTTAGTCTTTTATTGTTAATAACTCGGTTCGTTGCTCTCTTTGTGTCCGCAATGCGTACACGTCATTTCCTCCCAAATTGCGGTATATTCCGGCGG